GCTGTGTAAGTGCCTGTGCCTATCTCCCAAGCATCTCCATCCTCGATGACATAACGAACTACATTAGTGTCTACTACACCAGCATCAGCAAAGGTCTGATAACCTACCTCAGCAGCGCCAAGGGTAATAGTACCCGTGCCAGTAGTGGCAGTCGATACTTTGGCTCTGTTGACGAGAGTTACCATTTATTTAACCTCTTTAGACTGGATCAGGGATACCGATAGCAACAGACGACAGTGTGAAAGTGTTACCTGTAGTGACTGCTTGTGAGGCTGACAAAGAGCCTGTAGCCAGTAGACGAGAGTTTACGGTGTCTACAATAGCATAGTGGGTAGCTGTACCCGTACCTGTGACTGAACCATCAGTAATGGCTCCTACAACAACCTCACGGCCACCACCAGCACGGTCAGCAGGCGCACCAATGCTAAGGCTGGTAGAGTTACCCAAGGTGTTAGTACTTGTAGCAGCTACATAGGTAGTAGCCTCAATAGATGTAATATCAATACGGTTAGCTTCAGTGTCCAGTACGGTTAGGCCGTTATCAAACACCCGATCATTAAGAGTAGCCATTATTTGTTTCCAAGCCCTTTAGCGTTACTATACGCGAGTTTTAGTTGAGGTTTAGTATAACCATTCATCATAAGGTCAGTTAAGGCCCATACAGCAGCATCTAATCTATCAGGTGAACCAATAGACCCTAAAGGCTCCCATGTACGCATCTGTGTCTCTAGCTCATTAAGGTTAGCACCATCTTCAGGATTTCTAACATGATGCACTAAACCACGCTCATAGAGGGCGCTGATAGGTTCTGCACGGGCGTACTTACCACGAGAGGCTCTTACAGCCTTAAAGGGGATCGTATCGTCCTCTCCGTGGATGGTCTGCTTAACCATGTCCCCACCTTGGTTGACTTCTGCTACAATACGATCAGCTTCATACTGGTGGTAAAGAGAGATGGCCTTAGAGGCCCAACCTTGAGGGGATAGCTTATCCGTGTAGTCACCTAAGATGTACCCTTTGCCATTAACGTCTACGCCTGCTACAACAATACCTGTCATGTCAGATTCAGCATTAGCAGTAACGGCAGGGTCAATAGCTACAACAATACGGAGAAGTTGTGGGACTAGATCACGATCAATCTGACAAGCATCAAGAGTGTCGGTAGTCCAGAGTGCGCCTTCTGCCTCTTCCAAGACTTCAGCATACAATTCTTGCTTACCCAGTCTAGTACCCTCATATTGGGCCTTTACAGCCTCAAGGTAGCTACCAGCAAGGTTAGCACTGTTATCGAAGGTAGAACCTGAAGTAATTACTACCTTAGGTGCCTTTAGGATACCACGTACTAGTTTAGTAGGTTTTGGTGTAGTAGTTACACAAACTCTAGGGTGTTTACCCAAGCGTAGGCAGAACTGGAGCATATCCCAAGTATCTTGGTCTTTATTCCACGCTGCAAGCTCATCACACCAAGCTGCGCTAAACTGTGGTCCACGTAGACGCTCAGGCTCTTCAGCACTATAGAACTCTACTTTAGCACCATTCTCCCATGTGAGGGACCGCTTAGTAGGGGACCACTCAGGGTAGCCTATGGGTACGCCTTTGTAGGTCTTGTCACCTTCGTAGCAGCAATTCAGGAAGCCTGACTCACCCTTAACCATAACACGTTCAATATCGGAGTTAGTAGATGCTACAGCAGCAATACGCTTATGCCCTAGCTTAACCTGCTCTCTTACCCACTCAACACCAGCCCTAGTCTTACCAAAGCCACGCCCTGCGTTAATGAACCAGACATTCCAGTCTTTAGCCTCAGGAGCCATCTGTTCAGGTCTACCCCAGAAGGACCAGTTATACCTAAGCTCTTTAGCCTGCTTCACCGATAGCTTGGACAGGACTTCCTTAGCCTTCTCAGGCGGCAGGTTCCTTAGGGTCTGTGCTGTCAACTTCATCTTCAGTAATTCCTAGCAACTCTGCAAGCTGGTCAATAGCACTAAGGTCTTCATCTGCACTATCCTGCTCAACTTCAATGTTAGTGCTAGTGGGGGACCAACCAGCCTTACTACGAAGGAACAACTCTTGTGAAGGGAAATGACCGAACTCACCTTCCTCTAGTGCCCGCTTGATAACCTTAGATGCTACAAGCCCATTGATCTCTGCACGAGCAGCCTCAAGATCACTCTTGTAATACTTATAGAAGGTATTAAGGGAACGAGGGGCATCAGCGAACTTAGCCTGAACTTCTCCTACAATATCCTTAACAGACAAGCCTTCCTTCACACGCTTCTGCACAAGGTTGGCAATAGCCTTATTCTTACCGATCTTGTTAATTGGTGCGCCGAAGTTGCTCATGTTCTATTAGTCCTTATCACCGAGTTTGAAGTCTTTACTACCAAGTAAGAACTCTAAGTCCTCTTTGAACAGAAAGATGCTAGTTTCTAGAGTCTCCCTACCCAAGTTCAAGGCTAAGGCTCGTGAACCATCTGGGAGTGTTTTCCTCACCAAACGGAAATCAAGGCTTATGTCAGGATTGCTCATGTTACTTAAGTGTCCTCTTAAGACTTGTGGGGATATATATAGGAAGGGCTACAGGGGCCACTAGAGGCTCTACCGTAGTCTTTAGTACCCACCTCACCCAAGAAGTCCTTACAGGCCCCTGTAGGCTCTCTGTAGGTCTCAGGGAGGTGGTATTGGTCGAAGCCAATGCTTCTTGTATTTCTATTGGGTGTATTATTACTACAAGGAGTATGTATACCTAAGGTGGTAGCGCAGGTTCCTTAAGACTAATCCTACAAACCTCTTAAGTAGCGACAGCTACACTGTCTTAAGACGGTAGCACATGTACCAATTCCTTAAGGTATCAAGTCATCAAGTATCTGAATACTACAAAACCTTAAGAAGGTAGACCGTACTCTAGTATATACTTAAGTATCTTAATTCTTATCAGTCTTCAATCTTGTTGTAGTATAATACTTAAGTAATACTTAGGTATCTTCTTTTTACTTCTTCTTACTTGATGTAGTTAATACTTAAGTATGTACTCTAGTACCCCCTACCCCCTTGTACCTATATATAAGTCCTTTTCTAAGGATTTTACACAAGAAAAATCAAAGTATTTTCACACTTTCTTCTAACCCATTGAAAAGACCCAAATACTTTTTCATCACTTTTTGTTACAGTCCCCAAATGTTTCACTCTTATCACGGAATACCCCCTAAGTATCTTCTTTTGACAGCCTCTATCACCCTCTTGTCTGTCTCATTCTCAAGGCAAGCCTCAAAGTCGCTAGCTCGTTTTGCCGTCATTGGTATGATTAGCCCTCTTGGGCCTATCAGATTATTCAGCCGCTGACTTATGAAGCAGCAATTCTCTGGTGAGTACACGAAAGTACAACCTAGCAAATCCTTATCGAGGGATTTCCCTGCGTAGTCTTGGTCATTCATCCAAGAGGAGAAGTTAGAGAGAAGGTGCCAAGGCTCTACTACGGAACAACCTTTGTAGGTAGGTTGATCCTCTTGGGTGTAGTCACTGTAGCACCTATACAACATGGCTACCCACCTTGTATATTCTGGGGTGCCAGCAGACTTCCTTACGTCATTTGTACCAATTCCAACAACACTCTTGCTTCTATTTCTTAAATACATTTCAACCTCCATTGATTTCTTAAAAGTAGCACACCTCTACCTCCAAAGTCAATACACATAATGTTTCATTGGTTGTAACAATTCGTGATGATGGGTTGTAGGGTACCCAAAGTAAAATCTTTCTTTTGAGTTCTCAGGTGGATACGCACCGGGGCCGAATCACCCGCGTATTTCCCATAGGGTCCCATGCACATATGACCACCCGAGTCAACCCCTAATCGCACAGGGGCCAGAGGTATATCACGAGTGTGACATTAGGGCAACACTAATGTGATCACAAAGGGAATGCACATGTGATCACAAAGGGAATGCATATGTGATCACAAAGGGAATGCACATGTGATCACAAAGGGAATGCACATGTGATCACAAAGGGAATGCACATGTGATCACAAAGGCGGGTGTGGGATAAATACAATGGTATCAGATACTTGGGTATGCACCAAAGAAAACTATTGACAGGGGATTCGCGGGGGGCAGCCCCTATGACCATTGCTACAACAATCTAGTTGCGAGTCGTTCGCAAGTGTAGCGCATGGAAAAACCCTAGCTAAGCCATTGACTCAACTAGGGTATAACGTGGGGCAGGGCAGGGCGTGGGGCGGTGGCACGGGTGGCCTATAGCGAATCCCTTGGCTTAAACACCACGTGACTCGTCCACCCGCTAAGCTCCAGCTTAAAACAGTCATCTGGACCTAATGACTCTAGGGTGTATGCATCCCTTATACATTCAGAATCCATTACCCTTTCCCATGGGCCATTACTGTTAACAGGCTTTGCAAATGAGTAACCTACTGGGGGTTTCATACTAAGACTCCTCAAAAGGTTAGTGTTAAGACAAGCGTTAGGCCTATGCAAGCAAGCCATAGGGCGTCAATCAATAGATAATTAACCATAGTATATCCCCCATGAATCCTTGATTGTAAGCCTGCTGCCGTCTCGCCCATTGTCATAAGTGGTGAACCTGTCGTATACCATATCCGGGTCGAAACCACGGGCTTGGTGCATACGGATCAGCGCCAAGAATTCGGATTCGGTTAGGTACTCGAATTGTTCACCTTCATTCGGGTTGGGGTAGTATTCAACGCCGTATTCAATTTTGATGGTCTGCATATCAATTCTCCCAGTCTTCAAAAGTGAAATCAGTTGGCACAGCCCATAGGTCTCCCTCTTGCCATAGGTAAAAAGACTGCCCAGCTTCATCCGTCAAAATGGCGTTATTGAGTACCATGTCCCAAGTGTCCAAATAGTGTTCAAATTCTGGACCCTGCCCTAACTCTTGCCAGTCTTGGGCCGAAACCCCGGTGACCATGTCACGGACGATAGACTCGGCAAAGTATTGGGGAATGAAAACCCCGTGGCTGTCTCTTGCCAGTAGAATGGCGTTATTTGGTAGGTCCTGCATATCAAGAATCCTTTTCTAAGTTGCGTTTAATGCGCTTACAGTCTTCTGACATTGCTTTTATGTAGGTCCTGTAATCCGCTGGGCAATGTCCCAACTCTTCTATCTCGCCATTGGTAAGCATGCCTTCAAACCAATAGTGGTTGATATTGGACTGGGCTTCTTTAGTACTTGCGGGAACTTTATAGTAGGTGAACGGGTTCGGCATCTCAAGATTCCCTTATTGGAAAGCGGTTTCTGTAGTGATCGAGATAGTAACGTACTTTGGATTAATCGCCCTAACGCTTGCGGCGTACCCTTGTGCCTTGTCAACGTCCAGAAAGGTTTTGAGATGTTGCGGCCCTAGGCCCCCGTTATAGTCGCGTAAAACCCTGTAAAGAATAAGCATGGCTTAAGACTCCTCATGTTCTGCGATAATATCCGACAAGGCCGATTCACAAGCGCAAAGCAACGTTGCAAAGGCAATGCGGCAAGCGATACCGCCGAATGTGTCCCCCGCCTTAACTAGCGCACCGCAGTCCTCAAGCCATTGTTCACCCGAGTCCGTGTCCTGTGTTGCGCAAAACTCAATCGCCTTGCCATAGTAGATTGCAATTTCATGACCATCACAAGATTGAAACAAGAAATCACGCGCGTCATCCTCATCATAGTTAGACTCAATCCAAGCTTCTAAAGCGATTGCGTGGGATTCTTTATGCAGGTTGAAATTTTCCATATTACTGGGCCTCTTGATTAATAACGTAAATGGTTGCCGATGGAACAAGCGCCAAAAGATCACGACGGGCCTTTTCCGCTTGCACAAGGGCTACAGGGGCGAAACCCTGGAACGGTACGATAGCGCCGGTGGATTTGTTGCGTGCTGCCAGTATGTAAGTTTTAATCATGGTTAGTTCCTTTGTTTTGCGTTTCGTTAACCCTGTTATTGCATACGATTCGCGGGATGTAAAGCCCCCTATCGGCCCTGGTGATCTGCACTTAAGCTCGGCCTATAGCTCGGCACTGGTGATCTGCACTTAAGCTCGGCCTATAGCTCGGCACTGGTGATCTGCACTTAAGCTCGGCCTATAGCTCGGCCCTGGTGATCTGCACTTAAGCTCGGCCTATAGCTCGGCCCTGGTGATCTGCACTTAAGCTCGGCCTATAACAACGCTTGCATCCAATCACGTGGCGGCGTATAAACAGGAAAGAAACAGAAAAGGGAACGAATCAATGGACGTTTTTGCGATATTTCTACTACTGACCATGCCGCTTGCTATCCCATATTTCTTTGCGCGCTTGATCGACTGGTTAGCATAGGAAGACAAAAATAGGGCTTGCGAATCGGTCGCGAGTCCTTTATACCTGGTTATAGGAAGAAGGAGGCGCAAACGATGATCTGGCCATAAAACAGAAAAAACTATAAAACCATAAATACGGATAGGGCTAACCTTTAGGGGCGCGGTCGCAAAAAACGGAATCGTGGGTAATCGAAACTTTATTGAAAAGTGATTTGTATTTCAGTCGGTTCTGGTTTACTATGCGACTGCCGATTCGTTTAACCGTTAACGCTAACATTCAAGTATCATGATATGTGAATATCTACATATGTGAATATCTACATATGTAAATATTTATATATGTGAATTCGTGAATATGATTCGGGCGAAACCCGGATACCCCACGATAGGAAAGACCCCACGATAGGAAAGAGGGGACGATAGGAAAGACCCCACGATAGGAAAGAGGGGACGATAGGAAAGAGGGGAGCAAAATAATTCTTGACTTCCTAAGCGAATCAATCCATAAGAACACTTAAGCAAACTTAA